GTTAGATTTGTATGACCATTTAATTGCAAGTAGTTTAATATAGATATCCAAAAACATTGATTTGTCATACCATCTAGCGATCCCGAATTAGGTATAGTTTTTACTATACTATCAATGGCTATACTACCACCACCTAAAAATATTTTATAATTATTTGTATTATTTAATTTTTTTTGTTCCTCAACCAACATTAGATATTTTTTTTTATATTTTAAATACTTATAAAAATATTAAACCTCAATATCAACTTTAACTTTTGATTTAATAATCCGTTTAACTTTTGATTTAACTTTAACATTTTTTAAATTCAAATCTTCTTTAATTTCATTAGATACTTTTTCTATGTCTGTATCAGTTTGTTCAATCATATAATTTTGTTCTTCAAATGATACTATTGCATTTTTATTATAATTTCTACGATATATTTCTTCTTCTATAGAATTTTCAATTAAAATTCGTAATAACATTATTTTTCTTTTTTGACCAATTCTACATGCTCTTGCAATTGCTTGACATTCGATCATTAGTGATTCTTCTCTAGAAGTATTAATAGGTTCAATAAAAAATATATGTGTTGCTTCTGTTAAATTTGTTCCTGATGCAGCATTTTTAAGACTTAACATAATAACTTTATTATCAATACCATCATTATTTTTACCAGCTTTAAATTTACTAATTGCAGAATTTCGTGACCATACATTACCTTTAACAAAACAATTTTCAATTTCATTTTCGGCAAGAGTTTTACCAACAAGATTTAACATATCATCCCATTGAGAAAATATAATAATACGTGTTTTATCTTGTGCAACTAAGTGTCTTATAATTGATACAAGTTTTCCTAATTTTGATCCATATTTTAGAATAAGTGGATTTATTTCTATATTATTTTCTTTTTTCAAATTCATTACAAGTAGATCTTTACCAGTTAAATCAGTCTTACACATTGGACATCTTTTTTTATTATCCAAACACATTTTAAGACATTCATAACAAAATAAATGTCCACATAATGTTAATGTTGGATTAACTAAACAATCCATACAAATTGAACAATTTTCATTATCAATTAGATCAGGTTGTTTCATTTTTTCTAATATTGTAAAAAGATATTTAGATTCTGACATTTGTGTTTCATACATTTTTTTCAACATATTATATTCTTTTTGTGTTGAATCTAAATTTGATAGTTTATTTTTATAAATTTCATATTTATCTTTATGATATTCAATTAATTTATCTTGCATTACAGTTAGATCAACTTCAATATTTCCAAAGATTTTTTTAACAGAATCAACAACTAAAGGATGACAACATAATTGTTGTAAATATTGGTCGGGAACTTTATTTTTTTTTGCATCATATAATTGTCGTTCAATATCAGTAAACTGCAACCATATTATAATTTCTTGATAACCTGGAATTTTAATTTGTGATTCAACATCCACTTTACGATGTCTAATACATATTTTATTCATAATATTATTCCAAATATATTCTTTATTCATAAAATTCATTAAAAAATTTGAATTACGTGTATATCCTTGATATAAATTTGAATTACTTAAATATAAATTACGTGAACAACCATAATAATATAATTCGGAATATGTAGTTGAATAATCAAATACTAAATCACGTTCTGAATCTTCTAATTTTAGATTAATAAATTTTGCACAATTTTTTACTCCTGTATAATTAATAAACGGCGTTCCAGATACATACCAATAAAAATTAGCATCAATATTTGACACCCAACGACTCATATAACGTCCAAGTGATAAAGATCCTAATATTTCACCAAAAATTTCATGCCCTTCATCTAAAATTAATCGATGAAAATTAAAAAATTCAAATATTGGTAGTTTATTATCTTTTATTGCAGGAAATCCAACTTTTGAAATCTGATTATTTAAATATTGTTTTACAATGATATTTCTATTTTCAAAATTAAAACTAGATGCAGTACATGGTTCATAATGTAATGTTGGATAAAATTTAAAATTCATTATAAATTGATGAGATGTAATAATAATATCAGAATCAATAAAATTGCTAAATGTAATTTGATTATAATCATTTTTTGATAAAATAGTTAATACTTTTAAATTTGGATTACATCTATTAATTTCAGATTCCCATTGTTTGGTTAAATGAGATGGACACAATACAACTGTAGCCCGTGAATTAATTTTATTTATTTTTGATATAGTTGAAATTTGTGTATTTGTCATATCTTTTGGTGCTGGATTTGATGCTATTAATGCTATTGAACTAATTGTTTTTCCTAATCCCATTTCGTCAGATAATATACCACCATTAGTCTTAATTTTTAATGATAATTCTTTATTTACTCTACAGTTTGATATTGGATCAAATAATAAGTCAACACCAAAATTAATTTTATATGTGTAATTAATTGTAAAATTAGTTTGATTATTTTCCATTTGCAACATTTTTGCTAATGTTCTTTGCTGATAATCATATAATTTTATTTTAAAATCATTTGGTGGTTTTACAGGATCATAATATGGTATTATGCTTTTATTTGTAAAATCAGTATCTGAAAAATTAGGTGCAGTAGAATATATATCACTTATAATAAAAGTTAATGCTAGTGATGTATTGATATTATCATTAATAAGAGATAGATTAACTTTTATTATAAAATTAATATCAAAACAAAAATTATTTCTATTTGAACTATTTGAACTATTTGAACTAATACATGGTTCAATATTATATGTTATTGACCATAATGGGAAATTATTTAATAATTCAAAAAATACATATGTTTGAAGTTTACGAACAGGACTATATTGAATATAATGTATTTTATCATCTATCTTATATTTAAATATAACAAAACCATCCAATCCAAGACCAATTGCTTCAATATCTGTTGGTGGTATGTTTTGTTTATTTTCAATACGTATTAACCCTTTAGAAATATCCATTAATAATTGAAATATCTTTAATATTATATTAAAAAATCAAATTTTATTAAGTTGAATATTTTAACCCACATATACCATTTTTAATTACTAAAATATTGTAATTTGTTGCATAACATTTAAAATTAAATATATCATATGATGGATAATTTGTTGTTTCATTAATATAAAAATTATTTGTTTGTGCAATTATTTGTAATTGTGAATTTGATAAACGTGAAAAATTACATCCTGAATAATTATTATTATATATTGGATTAATATTAAATGAATACATATATATATATGAGTCTAATGATTTTTGATAATTTTCATGATTTTGCATAAAGTGAAAATATTTATAATCTCTCCATTCTATTCTCTCAATACCATTAAATAACATTCTTGCTTTAACTAATAAATGTCTTGATGGTTCATATTCCCATAGTTTTAGACCATTATCATTTATATTATCTTTTAATAAATCAACAGGTATATAATTCATTTTAGATGACCAATTAAAAAATTCTCCATATTTAATATGTTTTAATGGTTGAATAAAAAAAAATATATCTTTAACAACATTATTAAAATCAATATCCATAGTTATATTTGTTGTCATTTGTTGAGAACGCATTTGTGTTTGTGTAATTAATATTTCATACTCATTTGATGCTAATTTTATTCTTTCTTCTAAATCAACATAATAAAAACATCCTAATAAACTAATTTCTTCAATAGGAACAGTATTATGTTTAATATCTGAATGATATAATTTATCATTAATTATTTCCAAAACAGAAATACAATCATGAAAATTTCTTAATGTAACATCAATATAAATTTCTGAATCTTGTAAAGCAATTACTGGTAGCGGTTTTGTTAAATCTGTACAAAACCAAAATTTTAAAGGAATATATATTGATTCTGAATCTATTTTAAGATTCGGTTTATTTAATATATCGTCTAATCCCAACATTGCTTTACGATTCCAATCTGATATATATAAATCAGAGTAAACCTGCATATAATCACCATATAATTCATCAATTAATAATCCATTTATATATAAACTAACTTTTTCAATAATAACATTACCTACATAATCAGTGTACATTACTCTATATTTACTTGATGCGTTTGTTTCATCAAAATCATTATTATTTACATTATCTATTGGTTTTATCAAATTATTAACTGATAATTTTGGTAACATAATTTTAATATATAATCCATATAATAAATCACCTTTTCTCTCAATATTAAATCTTAATGTATTTCCCCAATTTTTATTTCCTTGTGGAAAAAACATTGTATCTCCTTTTGTATATTTATTTTTTTTATTAATATTATAATTAAATAAAGTAGTACTATTATTTATATCAATAAAATCTTCATCTTGTATTCCTTTTGCAACAAGTTCCATAATTGTTCCATTTGACATTTTAAATTAAATGAGAAAATATTTTATATTAATTATCTTTATTATTTTAATTTATTTACATATTAATTATCTTTATTATTTATATAAAAATTGATATAAACAACATTTAATATTAATAATAACTAAATATATAAAATATGGACAAAGAACAAATTATTAAAGAATGGACATATCAAAGTTTAAATCAAAGTTTAAATCAAAGTTTAAATAATAAAACAAATGATATATTATCATTATCCTTAAAATTAGCAATATTTTATTCTAGTATTAATTGTGTAGAACTAATAAATTTAAATCTTCTAGACCAAGCATTTAATTATTATCATTGGTTTATATGTAAAAAAACAGACAATCTTTATTA